CACCTGTCTGCGATGTTTCTGTTGATAGTGGTTCTTCTCCGGTTGCCAGTGCTACGGTTCTCCATGTCTGTGTTGCCTGGATACCTCCGCTCTTTGCACCTCGTATCTTTCCTGTGCCACTGGCGATCATATACACGATTTTCTCCAGTGAGTTCTGGTTGTTTCCTGCCAACTGTCGCTCATCAATTCCCAGTGGGAGGTCGCAGTAAAAGGACGCTGTTCTCTCCAAGCCTACCTGTGTTGCGTTGAAATTTACCATCAGTCTTTCCGGGTCGCCCCATACGGAGAGTGCTGCTTTCAGTGCTGCCGTCTTTCCGCCTTTTGAACCGCCCCAGTTATACACGAAGAATATTCGCTGCTTTATGATCCGCAGGAGTGGTGCTGTGAAACTGGCCGCCAGTATGAACCGGAACTTGTCTCTGCTTCGGTGTGGCTTTATCATTTTGAGCCAGTCCGCCATCGTTCCGTTCTGGCAGTATGCCGCTGCCATGCCCCTCTGCGATGGGTCAATGTCCAGAACAATGTCCTTGTCATGCCCTGGCACGAACCGTTTTCCGGATTGCCATCCGAATGTGCTTGTGGAGTCCGCTTTCTTTATGATGTCTATGTTCTCGGCTTCCAGTGCCGCCAAGAATTTTACGATGTGCTTTGCGTTCTCCGATGTAACGGTGCATCCCAAGTCTGCCAGTGCTGTGATGGCTCTGGATGTGAAGATGGTGCTTCGTGGGTAGATTGCCTTGTGCCACTGCCCATCCCTCTTGAATGCTACCTCTATCTTTTCCTCTCCTGTTTCCATGCTCCGCAGTCGCTGCGTGATAATGATTGGGGTTCTGCATACCATAACTGGTGCGTACTTCTTTTCATCGATCACGCTGATTCCCTTTTCTGAATAAATCCAACCTTCCGGCTGTCTTAAGTTCACAGGTGCTCCCTCGACTGCTTCCGGGATATTATCTTCCTCGATGTCTATCTGCTCTGCGTTGCTGATTGCTTTCCGGATCTTCTCGGCCGCTTCCTCTTTGCCATACTTTATGTAGACTTCCGATGGGTCCTTGCATCCGAGTGTCCGGCAGCTCCATTTATATACTTCTCCTACAAACTTTCCTTCCCGGAGTGCCCTTGCGACTTTGGCGAGGAATGCTTCCCCGCCCTTGTCCGGCTCTACATGGATGTAAAGTTTTAAATCCTGCAGGACTCCTGCCCAGTCCGCCCGCATCATGGACGCTCCCGGTATTCCGAGTGTGCTGATTCCCATGTACCACATGGACTGGGAATCGCTCTCGCCCTCGACCAGTACTGCGTATCCGATATTCCTTATGGCTTCTATCTGCCACAATCCGTACATACACAGCCTGTCCGTCTTTCCATATTCCCACCGGAACTGCTTTCCGCCGTATCTCTTGCGGTGCAGCGCCAGATTCTTTTCTGCGTCAAAGTATGGTATGTATAAATACTGGACTCCGTTTCGGTCTTTCTTTGTCTGCAGGCAGCATTGTTCTTTCAGCCAGTCCTCTGGGAGACGCTTCTCGAATGAATACTGGGACACGGTGTAATGATCCAGTCCTGGTTTCTTTTCTTTCGGTTTCTCCTGTGGCTCATTCAATGCTCCATACTTTTCCAGTATCTGCTTATAGGCTTCCTTGGTATCCAGTCCATTCAGCTTTGCATAAAATGTTACGAAATTTCCGCCCTCATCCTCTGCGAAGCAGTGCCACTTTCCGGTCTTTAAGTCTACCGAGAATGAATTTGCACGGTCGTCATGGAACGGACACAGACCTGTGAGGTTGTCGCCTGTGATCTTATGCTTCTTGATAACGGAGCAGTATTCAGTTCTATAATCTACCAGTCGGTCTAAGTCGACCTCTGCTGTCTGCTGCATATTATCGCTCCAATCTACTATGTATTACCGTTTCCAGTCCAAGCCTTGTGAAATTGATTGACTTGCCCTGCATCATGAGTTTGTTCGTCATGTAGTCGATTTCCTCATTCATTCCTTCGCTGATCACATTATCCACGGTCACTACGAGGAATTCCTTGCACTGCATCATCAGACGCTTGCCGGCTTCCATTCCGAAGTATCGTTCCTCTGCGATGGAGTCATCCATAAATCGTGGGAAGTAAAGGTGCGGTGCGATTGGTATCTTTCCTTCGCTGACTACCTTGCTTGCTGCCCACTTCGCCACTTTGATATTTTCTTCCAGTTCTTCTCTGGTATCTGCTCTGTATCTGCTGCAGATATAGCACATCGGCATAAGTGCCGGATTTCTATTCTGTAACTCTCCCGGATAGCACTGCCCTGCGTACTTCCATGGCGAGTATCTGTTCTCTTTGTATATGGTGTCATAGATTGGCAGGTTGCCTACGATGTCTGCGACCTCGCTCATCTGGATCATAGTATCCGTCTGGTTGCCTGCGTTCTCCCTAAAGTTGTAAATCATGGCTGCTTCCACGATGTCTCCCGGCATTAAGCATTCGTCATCCCATCTGCCGGTCCAGTTATCAAATAATATCTGCATAGTGTGCCTCCTTTAGGTAATGCCAGGAGCATTTCTGCTCCCGGCTTGTCTGCCTTAGTTGAATGGCAGGTTTGCGTCTCCCTTTACATTCTGAAACTCTGACGCATCCACCGCTCCGGTGTTGTAGTCGGCTTCATCTACCTCTGTGAGGTTTCCTGCGAATGCCTTGGCGATCTCCACCATTGCCTTGGCTTCTGCTCTCTGCTCATCCGTCAGCTTTCCGACAAAGGAGAACGCTGCTCTGGAGTATGTAATTCCGTCTGCTGACTTTTCCTTTTTCAGAGTGATCTTGGTTACCGCATCGTAGCAGCGGAGTCCTTTGAGCAGGATTCTCTTTCCGATGTAATCTCTCAGGTACTTGAGGGATGTCGGAGGAAGTGCAAGGATGATCGGCACAGGGTTTCCTTCCTGCAGGATGTAACATCTGTGGATGTTCTTGCAGGCTTTTCCTGCTCCGGCTGATCCGAACTGGTTATGCGGGCATCTGCTGCAGTCGCAGACCTCTCCGGTTTCCCTTACAACTCCCTGCTTGCCATCAATGCTTGAGCAGTCCGGCTGTGCGTTGCCGCCATTGTACTGCTCTGCCCAGTAGGAGTTCATCGGATGGTGGTACAGGATGACTCCTGTGATATCCGTGCTCATGACTGGCTCATCCTCAGTCTCTCCCGGCAGTTCAAAGGCAAGGCCGCCACCGCTTGGAATCTTTGCTCTGTCAAACGGAAGGTTTCCCAGTCCGTCCATTTCCTCTGCGACTGCTTCCTTCAGTTCTCCGGTCAGTGTGACCAGATTAAAATTCTTTTCTGTTGTTGCTACCTCATTCTTTGCCATTGCTTAGTCCTCCATTTCCTCTGCGTTTTCTTTGTTGTTGTCTGCTTCCTCGAAGCCATCATCCTCTGCGGCTCCTGCTTCCTGCTCATCCAGATATTCTTCTACCGGAGTCGGCTTTCCACTTTCTCCATAGTAGAGGTCATCCATGATTCTCTGTGCCTGTGCTGCCAGTTTGATTGCTTCCACGGATACCTCGACTGCTGAATTGTAAAGGCTGCCGATCGCATTGAGTACATCGCCATCTCCATTCGGGAGGAGTTTCAAGAGGTCATCCATATCTGTCTTGGTGGACTTCATCTTGCCCTGCAGGGACGCATATCCCTCTGCTGTGATTCCGTATCCCTCATGGCGGTTCTTTACCTTTGTCGGGTGCTGATATTCCATGATCTGACCCAGTGCGAATTTGGCTGTCGCCTGCATATTCTCTTTAAGGTCACGGTCGCTTTCCAGTGTTACATCAATTTCCATCTGCTCATAATCTGCCATGGCTTATACCTCCTGTGCTTTCTTTGCTCTGCTTAATGCCTTGGTGTTGGCTTTTCTCTTGGATACCTTCAGTTCCGAATAAACGGAGAGCACCTCTGCCAGTTCCTCCGGGAGTTCTCCATCGTTCTCTGCCGTCAGATTGTTCATGGCAGAGTCAAGGGTTCGTGGATCTACTCTCTCCGTGATGAGGTGTCCGAATCCCTGCTCACGCAGAACATCGAAGAATACCAATCCTTTTTCCATCAGCTTTTCTTCTGATATCTTGGAGTATCTCGTTTTCTCCTGCAGGCTGTACTTGAAACCATCCACCGTGGTGTCCGGCTTTTCCTCGTCCACCATCTGCTGTGCGATCTCCTGCTCCATGTTTTTGAGTTCCTCATTGTTTGCCTTGGTCTGCTCTGCTAACTCATCCTTCTTGTCGAGCAGTACCTTATAGGCTCTGACTTTGTCGTCCAGTGTCATTACTGTTTCCATGTTGTTGCTCCTCCTTTGGTTTTATAATTCATTTCCCCACTGGTCCCAACCGTTACGCTCCGTCCTTGCGAAGAGTTCCAGTTTCTTTGCCTGCGGGAAGAATGTTTCTAACATCTGATAGGCACATTCCGGCTTCTGGCTGTGATGCCTTTTGCTGTTCTCTCTGAGTACCGTGGAAAATGCTCCACGCTTGTCCTTGTCCGGGAGGATGATATTTCCCTTCTTGTAGAACCATAGCAGGTACTCATGTGCGAACCGCACCGTGTAGGCGGGTGCCGGTCCGTTGCCCTTATCCCATATCATCCTTGCATGGAGTTTATATCCGAGCAGGCCCATGATTTCCTCTGTCTGCGGCAGGTACTTGTCTATCGTCCACATGAACACATTGTGCTTTTCATTCATGAGTTCGTTTGTGACATAGCGGTGCAGTTCCATAATCCCCGGAACATCCATTGTCTCGTATGGCACTGTCGTTCCAGTGCTGTTGGGTCTGGCTGCTTTCTTTCCACCCCTGCCCTGTTGCCACGGTGGGTCCGTGTAGAGGATGTCGTATTTTGTTTCTGCATTGAAAATATCAATCTTCATTGTTCAGTCTCCTGTTAGCGTATAATCCGCTCCGATTTCATGAAGCCAGTCGTCTATTGTCATCTGGTTCGGATCTGTCTTATCTTCCATCCACCATCTGAACACAGACTCTGCATCCGTCCAGCCGCATTTGTTTTCGAGTCCTGCCTGCTCCCTGGCTATCAGCATTTTTTCAAATGCTTTTATGTATGCTCGCTTATACGCAGGATATCTTTCAAACTCCCACGCTCGATGTTTTCCTGCCATTGGGCATCCTATACACCCGACTCTTTCCCATCCACAGCCATACAGGGGATTGATTTCTATTCCTTCATGCTTGATGTACCACCACAGGAATTCATCATCCCAATCTATCAGAGGGTTTATTAATACCTTTTGTGTGCGATAGCAATGTTCGACCAGTTGTCGCTTTTCATCATTATCTAAGTTGAGAATGACCACCCCCCCCTTGCCTGTTAAATGAAAATTTTCATCGTCTACCATTTCTCTGACATTCTTGTGCGGCTTCGGGAATGTGACTACTCCCTGGTTCTTTGCACGGTTTACACTTTCTGCCTTTCGCACTCCTGTTACCATTTTCTTTCCCGCACCATAGCTTTCCTTTAACTCTGAGCAGCAATATCTAATCAGCCTTGTCGGTGGTGTCTTTTTTCTTACGATAAGCTGCCACATCGTTTCTCTTGGCATAATAACCTCGGCTTTGATTCCGGCTGCTCTCAGCTTCTTGAATTTTTCACGAATGAAGTATACCGTCTCCGGTGCATCAACCGTTGTATGGTTGTGGACTACATCAAACGGACACCCTGATTTCATGGCAATGTGCGTCAGAACGCTGCTGTCTTTTCCACCACTATCTGCTACTGTGAAACCACTGTTGCTGCCGATCATTCTTAGGATTTCTATGGCATTCTTTTCATAATCCATCAGAAGTAATCCCTCCATGTATCTACGACTGTTTTCGCCAGATCCTCTTTCTTTGCCAGTGCTTTCAGCACTACTTCATCTATCGTTCCCTCTGTAATGAGGTGGATGTAAGTGCAGGCATTCTTCTGCCCGATACGGTGGATTCTGGCAAGGCTCTGACTGTATGCTGCATAGTTGAAATTGACCGAGTAATACACACAGGTATCTGCGGCCGTGAGTGTGATTCCCAGTCCTGCGGTATCGATCTGTGCGAGGAATACCATTGTTTCCGGGTTCGTCTGGAAGTCCTTGACAATGTCGCCCCTGTCCTCCAGTTTCACATCTCCATAGATTTCTCCGTAGCGGATCTTCTTCTTTTTCAGCATCTGCCCGATGATGTCTATCTCCGGTCTGAAGCGTGCAAAGATTACCAGTTTCTTTCCTGCATCCACCACATAATCGTCTATGATTTCTTCCAGTGCATTCAGCTTGCCCTTGCTGACCAATTCCGGCTTCTCCTGTCCGTCTGCGATTAAAAATCCGCCAGTGAACTGCTGCAGTCGCAGGAGTTTGGTCAGTACCGTGGTAGCACTGATCTGTCCACCGTTTTCCAGTTCTGCATAACTCTCACGCTTGATGCGGTCGTAGATGTTCTTTTCCTTTGCCGACATCGTGATGTATCTCTGCAGGAATGTCTGCTCCGGCAGGTCGAGTGCTTCGTCCTTGGTTACTCGATATGCGATGGAATGCTCTTTCTGGATTAACTGGTCGAGGTCTTTGTATCCCACGATCTGGTGTCTGTTAAAGCCGCCCATGATTGCATATCTGTTTCGGAACTGATAGAAGTTCGTTCCGAAGATTGTCGGGTCAAGGAAGCGGTACTGGCTATACAGGTCGATGGCATTGTTCTGCACCGGAGTACCGGACAGGATGAGTTTGTATCTCGCCTGGTCGCCCAGTTTGTGCATCGCCTTTGACTGCTCTGCATCGTGGCTCTTGATTCTCTGGCTCTCATCGCAGATGATCATGTCTGCATCCCATTCGTACAGTGCATCGAAGATGCCCTCTCTCCATGTGGATTCGTAATTGATAACGGCTACCTTCAGTGCTTTGAATGGAAAATTGTCAAGGTCATTTAACAGCTTCAGCCTGCGGTTCTTATCTCCGAGCAGTACCTTGATGTTTACTTTGAAATCAGCAAACTCAGCGAAGTCCTTGGGCCATACCGAGCAGACGGAGGTTGGTGCAACGACCAGTACCTTTTCCACCTTGCCCTTTTGGTAAGCCGTGCCTGCTATCATGATTGCTGTCAGTGTTTTTCCACATCCCATTTCGAAGAGCAGACCGAAGCCTTTATGTATTGTGTTTGGCATTTTGCTCCTCCTTCCTGGTTTTTTGTTCTAAATCATGCACCATCCTGTTCCACTCTGCTTTCTGGCTCTTTGTCGCATTCGGATTGGTGCGTGTTGGTTCATTCTTCATTGCTTTCCTCCTCTAATGCGAGGGCGATGCCCTCCATGACAAACATGGCACATGGGAGTGCTATGCCGTTGCCCCACATCTTATATTTGGCTGAGTCGCTCTCCGGGTCTTTCAGCCACTTGCGGATCTGGTTGTCTGTCTTTTCCTTTTTGTTCTCGCCCATGGCTTCCATGTGTGTTCTGAACACCTGCCGCCAGTGGTCAATTTCTTCCTGCGTTGGTTCTGGTATCCCCAGTTCCTCTGCCCAGTTATCCGGGAAGCCTTGCAGTCGGCAGCACTCTAATGGTGTGAGCCTGCGGATGATATATTCCCAGACGATTAAGTCTGTGCTGTCCTTGTAATCTCTCCTCTTTAAGCAGGAGGCTTTCTCTGATTCCTCATAAATGCCGATTGCCTGTTGTGCGAAACAAGCCACACCGTGTCGGTCTGCGGCCGTGAGTGTATTTGCAGGTGCTCCCGGCTCTCCGATTCCCATTCCATTGGCAGAGCCGTCATTGTTTCTTGTGTCGCCACCGCCCTTGTATCTGGTTGCCTTGTCTGCTATCGGTATCGGGGCGAACAGTGTCTGTGTGTTGTGGGTACTGAGTGTTGCGGATTTATTCTCCTGTATCAATGCACCTTTTCCGCCACCTTTACATCCGCTTCTAATCTGCATCGTCATTGGCACTGCCCCCCCTGTAAGGTTTTCTTGTCTATGATCATCGGTGTGTTGCCCCCCCCTGTTCCCATTCTGCTTGTGAGGGTTGGCACGATGCCGTCCTCTGCTATCGTCACTCTGCTGTCCTGCGGATGGTTCTCCAGTACGATTGGTACATTGTTGCCACCGGTTCCCATCTTCGTTGTCAGTGTTGGCGATACCTCACTTTTATCTGCTACCCTGCGTCTGTCGCTGATGTCGAATGATACGACATCCTCTGTGCCTGTCTTATGAGAGCCGTTTTTAATATCTCCGGCAGTTCCTTGCCACGCTTCTCTGCTCGCTTCAAAATTCCGAGACAGGCTTTCTCGCTCAAATAATATTTTGGGTGCGGTGTTTCCTCCAAAATCTGCGACAAGGTAGATTCTCTTTCTTCTTTGGGGGACTCCCCAGTATTGGGCATCAAACACTCGCCAAGCAACGGAGAAATGGTCGCCCATGATACATCCGGCTGTCTGCCATTTTCCCTTCGGAGGGAGAGGTACATTGGATTCTTTGTCTGTAATGCTGACGATTTCTTGGAGGACTGCCTGGAAGTCTTTTCCTTTGTTACTGCTGAATGCTCCGGGGACATTTTCCCAGACCATGTATCTTGGTCGGATCTGCTTTCCTGTCCTGCCCGCTGCTCTGTCACTTTCTCTCATCTCCTTTACGATTCGTATCTGCTCACGAAACAGATTGCTTCGTGAGCCGTCCAGTCCTTCACGCTTTCCGGCTATGCTCATATCCTGGCAAGGAGAGCCACCTGCGATGATGGTTACTGGTTCTATGTCTGCTCCGTTTAATTTGTTGATGTCTCCGAGGTGCTTCATGTCCGGGAAGTTCTTCGTTGTTACCCTTATCGGGAATGGCTCTACCTCGCTTGCCCATATCGGTCTGATTCCGAATATCGATCCTGCCAGTTCAAAGCCACCGCTCCCGGAGAACAAAGACCCCATTGTTATTTCCTGCGTCATTTGTTATCCCTCCCCATTTGCCACAAAAACTGGAAGGACTTGCTTTCCGT